GTATGATTCAACCGCTAGTAATAATACTGATATAGATAGTATTAATATCGATGAGGGTTGTGCGCCTAGTGGCATAAACAATGCCATCAGGGAACTCATGGCACACCTAAAAGACCTACAAGCAGGTTCTAGTGGTGATACTATTCCATTAGCATCAGGTGGCACAGGTTCAGGAACTGCATCAGGTGCAAGAACAAACTTAGGTCTTGTGATTGGAACAGATGTTGCATCTACAGGTGCTAACAGTGATATTACATCACTTACAGGTTTGACTACTGCATTATCAGTTGCTCAAGGCGGAACAGGTGCGACAACATTAGCAGGTGCAAACATTGCAGTGACTAACGCATCATCTACATTTACTGCATCACAACGTGGAACAGTTACTACAGATAATGACTTATCATTCGATCAAAATGCAACTAATAACTTTTCATGCACACCAACAGCAGGTGGCACACTCACCTTTACTAACCACACAGCAGGTCAGTCAGGTTATGTATTATTAGATAACTCAGGTGGTTATGCTATCACTGCTCATGCTAATACTAAAATTACTGCTGATGATTTAACTACTATATCTACAGCAGGAACTTATTTAGTTTCTTATTTTGATGACGGAACAAACGCATATTGCACAGTTAGTGCATCTTATTAATTTGGAGATTTAGTTTGAGTATACTAAACAACAGTAATGCCATACCTGTAAAGGGTGGAGGATATACAATAGATCAAAGTCTACGCTTTCGTTCAGTTGCTAGTTCTTATTTAAGTAGAACACCTGCTAGTGCAGGTAATCGTAGAACATGGACATGGAGTGCTTGGGTAAAGAGAGGTGTTATTCCCACAAACTATCAAACAGTTTTTGATGCTACTAATTCAGGAAATGTTTATCAAGTATTTAGATTTATTGATTATCAGTTTAGTATTACTATGGACAATACTTATGGTATATCCACTAATGCTGTATTTCGTGACCCATCTGCTTGGTATCATATTGTAGTTGTTAATGACACCACTCAAGCAACTGCTTCTAATAGAGTTAAAATATATGTTAATGGTGTTCAACAATCTACATATTTTTGGTATGGAACATATCCATCACAAAATTTTGAAGGGAATGTAAATTCAGCAAACCAACATTCTTTTGGAAGATATATCTATGGTAATACATATTATTTTGATGGACATCTTACAGAATTAAATCTTATAGACGGACAAGCATTAACACCATCGGACTTCGGTGAGTATGGTGAAGATACAGGAGCATGGCAGGCAAAAAAATATACAGGCACATACGGCACTAATGGTTTCTATATTGATGGAACAAATAATGGATCATCTACTATATTAGACCAATCTGGAAATAGTAATGATTGGACTTCGAGTGGAATGACATTAGGAACTTCAAGTTCTGTCAATTATGCTTTAATGACAGATGTTCCAACATTAACAAATGAGGATACTGCTAACTTCTGCACATTTAATCCTTTAGATCAAGCAACTATGAACACAGTAAATGCTAATCTAACTTCGACAAATAATTCAGGTGGATCATGGCAATCAATTAGAGGAACAATAGGAATATCATCAGGAAAATGGTATTGGGAAGCAGATGCTGTTTATGATACATATTTAAGAATTGGTGTCGGATTATCAACAGCAAGTTTAACTTCTAATTATAGTAATCCTACTGATTCTTGGACTTATGTTGATATTAATGGAAATAAAACAGGAAATGGTTCTGAAACAGGATATGGTGCTTCTTATTCAGATGGTGATAAAATAGGTGTTGCATTAGATATGGATGCAGGCACATTAACATTTTATAAAAATGGTTCATCTCAAGGAGTAGCATTTAATACTGGATTAAGTGGTAAAGAAGTATTTCCATTATTTGCAGGTTATAATACTTCTAGGGGATTTTCGGTCAACTTCGGTCAAAGACCATTTACATACACACCTCCTACTGGATACAAGAAACTCAATACATATAACTTACCTGATAGTGCAGTCCTTGATGGTAGTCAGCATTTTTATCCTAAATTATACACAGGAACAGGATCAACATTAACTGTATCAGGTTTAGAATTTAGTCCTGACTGGATATGGTTTAAGCAAAGAGGTAAAGCAGATTATCATCAAGCATACGATACTGTGAGAGGTGTTGCTAAAAACTTATCAATAAATCAAACTGTTGCTGAACAAAATAGTGGAACAGTAGGATTAACTGCATTTAATTCTGATGGGTTTACAATAGGAACTTGGAATAACCTTAATCAATCAGGTATTGCTACTGTTGCTTGGTGTTGGAGAGCATCAGACTCATCTGCTGTATCTAACACAGACGGAACAATAACAACTACAGTATCTGCTAATACAGACTCTGGATTTAGTATTGTGACATTTACAGGTAATGGTAGTGCAAACGCAACGACAGGGCATGGTTTATCTCAAGCACCTGACTTAATAATACACAAACAAAGAAATGGTTCAAAAGATTGGTTAGTTAGTGGTTATGGAGGTTCTGCTTTATCTAGTGTATTTACTGCTGATAATCAATTTTTACTTTTAAATACCAATACCTCAAAATTAAGTGCATCATCAAATACACTTGAAGCACAAGCAACTACTATTAAACATCGTGTAACTGGAACAAATACTAGTGGAAATACTTTTGTTATGTATTGCTTTCATAATGTAGAAGGATTCTCCAAGTTTGGTAGTTACACAGCAAATGGTTCAACTGATGGTCCATTTGTATACACAGGGTTTAGACCTGCGTTTGTTCTCATGAAAAATACAAGTCGTTCTCAAGAATGGATTCTGTTAGATTCATCAAGAGATTCATATAATGTCAGTGATGCCTATTTACGACCTGAATCATCTAATGCAGAAGGTTCGGGTGCAAACCAAATAGACATCTTATCTAATGGATTTAAAATTAGAACATCAGGAGATGGAATTAACTACGCATCAGGTGATAATTTTATCTACATGGCATTTGCAGAAAACTCATTTAAAAACTCGCTCGCAAGGTAAAGGAAGACATTATGTATAAATTAGGTGAAAAAATATTAACTTTAGGACAAAGTTTCGTTCATAACGACATTCTTTATCCTAGAAACTGGTTACAAAAATCAACACAGGCAGAAAAGGATGCACTCGGTATTACATGGGAAGATGACCCTGTTCGTGCCGATGACAGATACTACTGGGATGGTGATGTAAACAATCCAAAAGCATTAGACGATGTCAACGAAGTAGATGAAGATGGTAACCCAATCTATGTTCAAGAGTATGATGCGACTGCTAACAATGGTGAAGGTGGCATGGTAGACACAGACGAACAGTTAGTGACTCGTGGTCTTAAATACACAATGAAACAACAAGTAAAAGATACAGCAGGTAAACTGTTAGCACAAACAGATTGGTATGTAGTTCGCAACTCTGAAAAGTCTACTGCTATTCCTGCTGATGTCACTACTAAACGAGATGCTATTAGAACAGAATGTGATAGATTAGAAACAGCAATCGATGGTGCAACAACAGTAGATGCACTTAAGACAGTAATGGAATCTCAAGATTGGGGTGAATAATTGGCAACTCAACGAGTTCAATTTGGTGACTGGATACCTGACCAACCTACAATAGCAGGTGGCATGGCAGATGTAAATAATGTTATTCCACAAGCAGTCGGTTATGGTGCTATTGCGAGTGCAGTTGATTTATCTAATGATGCAGGTGAAAATTTAACATCTGTATTTGCAGGTAAGTTTAATACAACTACACAGTTATTTGCAGGTGGTGATACCAAACTATTTTTATACGATGGTGTAACTAAAAACCTCAACAATGTATCTAAAACTGGTAACTACACTGGTGCAGGAATATGGAGATTCGCACAGTTCGGTAATGTAGTATTAGCAGTTAATAACGCAAACAAGGTTCAATCGTGGACTGTAGGCACATCTAGCAACTTTGCAGATGTGGATGCTTCTGCACCTGTTGCTAAATTTATTGCAGTGGTTCGTGATTTTGTCGTAACTGCAAACTTAGATTCAGGAACAAACCCAAACAAAGTTCAGTGGTCAGACATCAACGATGAAACCAATTGGACAAGTGGTTCTACAAGTCAGTCAGATTATCAGATTGTGCCTGATGGTGGCAACATTACTGGTATCACAGGTGGTGAGTTTGGTCTTATCTTCTTAGAACGAGCAGTGGTGAGAATGTCATACATTGGTTCACCATTATTCTTTCAGTTTGACACTATCTCAAGAGGTTTAGGTTGTATGTCTACAGGTTCAGTAGCACAATACGGAAACATCTCATACTTCTTAGGTGATGATGGTTTCTACTCTTGTGATGGTAACTCTGTTAGAGGTATAGGCACAGAAAAGATAGATAGATACTTCTTTAAAAACGCTAACTTAAATGCGTTTGATTCTATCTCTAGTGCTGTAGACCCTATTAAAAACATTGTGGTATGGAACTATCCTAATGTGCAAGGTGGTCGTTCATTAATCATCTACAACTGGCAATTAGATAAATGGTCAAAAGCAGATACTACATCTGTAGACTATATTGCATCTCTAGCAACTTCAGGTATTACACTAGAAGGTTTGGATACATACGGCACAATAGATACTCTCACATCATCACTAGACTCAAGAGAATGGGTTGGTGGTAAGTTGCTTTTTGGTGGTGTATCAGGTGAAAAGATTGTGACATTTACTGGTTCTAATATGACTGCAACGCTAACCACTGGTGACTTAGAAGTAGGATTTAACAGTTGTGCTAACTTAGTCAGACCACAGGTTCAAGATGGTTCATCTACAGTCAAAATAGCATCACGCAAAGAACTAGACGATATTATTACATTTGGTGCATCTGTAACGACTTCATCAGAAGGTCGAGCAGGTGTCAGAAGTTTTGGTCGATACCATCGTGTTCAAGTCACGCCAACTGGTAACTGGACACACGCAATAGGAGTGGATGTAGACATCGTTCAACGAGGATTACGCTAATGTTTAGAGTATTACCATATCAAGGTGGAACACCTCGTGAAATATCAGAAGTCGTAAATAATGCGATGAATGGTAAAACAAACAATCACGGCACAGTTACATTAAATACAAGTTGGGCAACATCAACCACACTATACGATGAAAGAATTGGTTTTGATTCTGTTATCTTACTTGCACCATTAAGTGATAGTGCAGAAGCATCTACAGCACCTTATGGTGAGTTTAGTAAAAATACAGACCAGTTAGCACCAAGTGCAGGGAATACAGCAGTTGTAGACTGGACTACAGAACATGAAGTCAATGGTATGTATTTAGATGCAACAAATACATCAAGAATATATGTTAGAAATGATGGCATATATGAAGTAACATTTTCATTGCAATTAGCAAATGCTAATAACGATGGAGAACACGCAGATGTATGGTTTAGAGTCAATGGCACTGATGAAGCAGACTCAGGAAAGAGATTTGGTTTACCTGCAAGAAAGTCTAGTGGTGATCCATCACACTTAACTGGAACAGCAAGTCATGTGTTAGATTTAACAGCAGGTGATTATGTAGAGATAGCAGGTGCAACATCCTCTACTGATGTTTCTTTAGAGCATTTTACTGCAACAACAACAACACCATACACAAGACCTGCGATACCATCTGCACAAGTTAGTTTAAAATATATTGCACCATATAGCATGGATAATGTGTATGTTTCTGCTCAACAAAAAGGTCAGGCAACTATCACACACTTTGCTAACAACACCTCGAACAAGACATATGGATATGTTATAGTAGGATAACTCTAGGAGTTATTTTATGGAAAAAAATTTATTTATAGTCCCTACTGAACACGTCCATCAATTTTGGCATTTAGCAGAATCACATTTACAACAAGCAATAGATACAGGCAATGGTGAATTTACAATTGACCAATTACGTCAATTTGTATCTCAAGGTAATTCTACATTATTGTTAGTGCTTGATGAAACATATAAATGCTATTGCGCATTTACAGTGCAATGGGTGAATTATCCTAATGATCGAGTTGCTTATATTACCTATATAGGTGGTATAACTAACAAAAAATGTTGGGATCAATTTGTTGACTGGGTAAGAAACAATGGTGGCACTCGAATACAGGGTAGCACATCAAAACAATCAATCGTCAGATTATGGCGAATCAAATGGGGTATGCAACCTAAATATACGTTAATGGAGTTAAAATTATGATACATGATTATTTCCCAGAGTTAGATGGTAACCAGTCCATTGACAATGGAAAAATGGGTAGACAATTATTTAA